AGATCAGACTGCGCCGGGACAGCGCATGGTCGTCCCGCCACTCGTGGTACACCAACGGGTGAAGCTCCATGGCCCCTCCCTTGTTGTCACGATCGGTGTGCTCCAGCAGGTTCCGGGGAGCGCCACCAGGGTCCAGGGCGGGTCACCTCCACTCTCCACCCCCCATAGCGGGATATCAAGTCGAGATGTCCCTTAGGGACATAGCTCCATCGAGTTGCTAGACACCCCGGTATGAGAACTACTGCTCGACGGCCCGTACCAGACACGCTCCGCCGCAACCGCTGTACTGCACGGTCAGCCCCTCCCGCAGCGTCACCACGTCGCCGGCATGCCCGGAGTCCCGTCCGGTGACCACATAGATGTCGCCGTCGAAGTACACCGGCTCCCCGACGTCCAGGTTCGGCCCGGCGGCGAACACTGACCCGTGGGACGAGTAGTGCCCACTGACGTGATGGTGCCCCTCGTAGCCGATGTCCACCACCAGCCCCCGGTCCAGCGCCGCCTGGACGTCAGCCAGCGGCGCCCCGTGCATCGCCACCACCTCAACCGGCGACCGCCCCTCCCACGAGATCTGTCCCGGCCCAGCGCTACACGTCGGCGCACACTGGGCCACCACCACCATCATCAGACCGGCCAACCTCACGGCCCCAGCCTGACACAGCCGATTCCGTCATGACGGTTCTACGTCACGGCCCCCTTCACGGCCCCCACTGCGGCGCATCGAAGCTCGTGCCGTGGTCCTGCTCCACGGTCCAGCCCGCACCCCGGAACCAGTCCACCACCATCTGCTGATCCCCTGTCGGCACCTCGGCCTGTCCATCCACCGAGTACACCGGCCCCTCTCCGAAGTCCAGGCCCGTCACGCCCATGTAGCGGGCATAGACCTGACCCCCGGCGGTGTGCACTCGGATGATGTGGGTGGACTGGTCGGGTTCGCTGCTGGGTTCGCTCTGTTCGCTCATGGCACCAGTGTATCACACACCCAGCACTACCGCAAACTGGCTACCAGACTTGATAGCAACGTCAAGTCCCTAAGGGACTACGACTTCCGATAGCGCCGTAACCACGCTTGCGGATCCTCGGGCTCCTCGTCGGCAACTTGCGGCTGCGTCCAACCGCCCTTGATGCCGTTCTTCGCTGCTGGTGCCGTGAAGTACTCGGTGAGGATCTGCTGGGCCAGCTTGTTGGGCGACATCCCGGCCTTGGCAGCGGCAGCTTCCAGTGCTCGGTAGACCTCCCACGAGGCTGGTCGGAAGGCGACGACAGGCGTTCTCGGCATGGTGATTGGTTTACCACTCGCTGGAGTACCCATGCAGCACGACCCGTTTCGCACGACGCCAAGCCCCCCAATTCCCTTCCGGTGTTGCTGCCTCCTACGCCCCGGAGGGGCGTTTGGGGATAATAAAGGGTGGCCCCTTTATTAGCAACTCATAGCGGCGTATGCCGCTATAGAGCCCATGGAGTTGCTAATCGAAGCGCTTTAAGCGCTTCGAGTTGCTAGCCGGCGAGTGTTTAGGCGGCTAGTTGATAGCCGTGTATGCCCTTAGGGACAATGCATGACGCAACGCAGAGCCCATACACGCAAAGCGTGCATGCGTCTGTAGGTGAGGTGGGTGGCTGAGCGTGGTGTAGTAGCTAGCCGTGCATTAGCTCATGGCTTTAGCGTTGGCATTGCTGTTGGCATTGCTGAGGGCCGCTTAGCCGGCGTGCCGGTGTGTATGCGGGGCTGGGGCGGTGAGTGTTGGTCGCTGGCATGGCGCACATGGTGCGGTGCGTAGTGCCATAGCGCCGTATGGGTGTGCGTGCCCTGAGAGGCCCCTGTGTGCCCCTGTACGGGGCGCAGTTGCTAGTAGGTGGTGCAGAGTGCGGAAGAGGGGTTGCTAGCAGCACAGAGCCCTACAGGTGGCAATGCGGGGATCGCACCTGGTCAGGGTGTGCGTGAGGGGTGTGCGTGGAACGCAAAGAGCCCCAGGCGCTGGGCCTGGGGCTCGATACGGTGGGCCTGGTGGCCGGTGGGGTGTCAGGCGTAGCGGCGTTGCGCCGTGGGGAACCAGGCCGTCAGGGCCTCCTGCATGACACGGTCGTCCGGCATCGTGACAGCCTTGCCGGCGTTCACCGCATCGCACACCTGGGCCTTGCGCTCCAGCACGTCCCACATCGCCATGTCGAACGTCGGGGCGCCGTCGTCGTGCGCCGCCTGCAGGACGTGCCAGGTGATGCGCTCGCCGGCTGCGGCACGGGCCATGGTGCGATCGTCCACCCGCAGGATGCGGTCAGCGGCCTGCTTCAAGTCACCGGCGCTCCACGGCACCTGGACGAACACGGCGTCGGCGGCGCCGGTCAGGGTGACGGCCATGCCGGCCGCTCGGATCTGGGCCAGGCAGACCTGGGCGTCGCCGTCCTGGAAGTCAGCGATGGCACGCACACGGGCCTCGCCGGTGACGGCGCCGTTGATCGTGCAGGTGTTGATGCCAGCCTTGACGAACGCCGTCGCCAGGCCGTCCCAGGTGCGCTGGTGGTAGTAGAAGACGACGACCTTGCGGCCCTCGTCCACGAGGTCCTTGACGTACTCGGCCGAGGCGGCGACCTTGGCGACGCCGGCCTCTTCCCACATGGCGCTCATGCGGGTGATGGCCTCGGCACGGGCCTTGCGCCACATGGCCTCCGGCCCCTGCTCTTCGAGCACGAGGTCGAGAAACTGCTTCTCGATGCGGCGGTAGCGGGTGAGCACGCCGTTCAGAGCGATCGGCTTGATGATCCAGCCGCTGTGGGGCAGGGCCTCGCCGAGGTCGCTCTTCTCACGGCGCACGTAGACCGTGGAGCGCAGCATGTCGTGAAGCTCAGGCATGCGGGCGAAGTTGCAGCCGAACGCCGTGCCGAAGCCGTTGTGCTGCGGAGCGCAGAAGTACCACAGGTAGCCGCTCGGCTTCTGGGCGTTGGGGGTGATGTCCACCAGCAGGCTGTCGCCGCCGATCGCTCGCAGGGGCAGGTAGGCCTCGCTCGGCCGGTTGGTCAGCAGCGTGCCGGTGGCGGCGATGATCGGGATGCCAGCGTCACGCAGGCCGGCGCCGACCGCCAGCATGGTGCGGCTGCGACCGCTCGGCTGCTGCGGGCTGGAGCCCTTGTCACGGTGGATCTCGTCACGGGTGAAGACCTTGCAGCCGGTGGCGAAGGCGTTGGCGTGCTGGACCTTGACGTCCTTGCCGCCCTTGCGCTCGATCGTGGTCGTGGTCAGCCAGGCCGACATCGTCAGGCTGTCGTCGCTCAGGAAGTAGAGATCAGCGATGGGCAGGTTGCGGAAGTCAGGCTTGCGGCCGCTCAGGTGGGCCATGCGGAGCGTGGGGAACGACGCCGCCAGGTCGGAGCGGTAGCCGGCGAGGGCCACCGGGGGCGCCACCATGATGGCGTAGCCGCCGTGAGCGATGCGCTCAGCGATCAGGCCGAACAGGACCTGCGTCTTCCCCATGCCCATGTCGTCGCCCAGGAGGGCGCAACCGTGGCGGGCGATGGCGCCGTTGGCGGCGACGTGAGCGGCGCCCTGGTGGGCCAGGTACGGGCGCACCATGCCCGGCGGGACGATGGGGCTGGGCGTGGTCAGGGCCGATGAGGCGGCGATGATGGCCGCTCGTGAGCCGGCGACGGTGGGCTGCGGTGCAGCCGTGGCCGCAGCAGCAGCGGCGGTGATGGTGGGATCGAACAGGGGCATGGCAGTCTCCGAATCAGGGTCGGGGTGGGTAAGTGGAAGGCTGAGTGTATCACCCTGCAGCCCGTATCACACACTCAGCAGGTGGGCGTGTGATACGGGCGTATCAGGTGATCAGCCCCAGGGCAGGCCGTAGCGGTTGGCGCAGATGGGGCCGTAGCCGACCTTGACCGAGCGGTTGTCGCCGTCATCGGTCAGGGCCGTGCCGCAGAACACGCAGGCGTGGGCAGCGTGGCCCAGGCGGGCGGCGACGGTGCCGTCAGCGTCACGCAGGCCACCGTTGGCGACGATGGCGAGCCCGCCCCGCACGTACTCCCAGTCAGGCTTGCCGGCGGCGTCGGGATCCGACAGCAGGCGCATGGCGTACGTGTTGCCGGACTGGCGCCCCGTGCGGACCCACCAGATGGCGCCGTCCAGCGTGTACAGGCCGGGGACCAGGGCGGCGATGGGCTGAGCGCCCAGGCCGGCCCGGTTGATCATCTGCATCGCAGCGGCGACCTGCTTCTCGCTCAGCGAGCCCTTGCGGTCGTACTGCGACACCAGCGAGGCGGCGAAGTCACGGTCCCGAGGCTTGGCCGTGGCCGAGGCGGCGATGGTCCGCAGGTCGGGGATGCAGGGCAGGGCCACGGGCGCCGGCTTGACCTGCTCACGCACCATGTCACGAGCCGTGAGCAGGGCCAGGATGGTGTCGTAGGCCAGGGCCTCGCCGGCCGTGCCCTGCAGCGTGGCGAGCAGGTTCTCGGTCGTCGGCATGAGGATGGCGTCCTCGTCCACCTCGTGGCCGTCAGCGGCGGCGTTGATCGAGGTGACCAGGCCGGCGGCCTGAGCGGCGAGGGACTGCGAGCAGGAGGCGCAGACCGAGGTCCAGGCGCCGGAGGCGTTGACAGCGGCGTAGTCCACGCCGGTGCGGGTGGGCTGGTCGCAGAACGAGCAGCGGCCGTCACGCTTGGTCGTGATGACCCGTGAGAAGCGGCGGAGTCCGGTGGGAGTCATGAGCAGGTGCCTCCTGGGCAGTGTCTCGGCGCCTCGTGCGCCGGGTGAGGTGTCACCATACCGGCGTATCACACACCCACCAACGTGGGCGGCGAAGTTTCTAGCAACAGGTGCGCCTGTGTGTCACACGTAACCACGGGCATCCCTGATCCCGTCCTGCCCAGGTGCGGTAGCGGCGTGCGCCTCCCCCTGCCCGTGGACTACCACGGTCCGGTTGGGGGGAGGCGCCGCCTCGGGGCCTCTAGGTGGCGTCAGCCGGCGAACGGCCGGTCGCCATCGACCCAGTACGTGGTGCGGGTGCTGTCGTCCAGCGACAGGACGACGATGCCGTCGCTGCTGCAGGCCTCGACCGAGGTCCAGTAGTGCGTGCGGACCTCAGAGCCGGCCAGGCGCCAGCGGACGCCGGCCCGGACGACCTCGACGGGGCGAGGACCGGGGCACCAGATGATGCGGCCGTCGCTGACCCGCTCCTGAACGGTGCGGACAAGCTCGCCGGCGTGGGCGTCGAGCCAACGTGCGGCGTTGGCCTTGGTGGGGGCTGCGGTGTGAGTCATGACGGGAACGATACCGCCGTATCACACACCCCACAACGTGGAGCGTGTGATACGGGAAGATTTCTCAGAAGGGCCGCAGCACCGTGCCCCGGCGGCGGACGGTCGAGCGGTCGGCGCTGTTGGCGTGAGCGATGACGAACCAGCCGTCCTCGATCGACACCAGGGTCACCGGCCCGTAGACGCCGGAGTTGCTGACGTAGACGACGACCAGGCGCCCGACCAGGGCGCTGTAGTCGGGCAGGGGCTTCCTGGCGCTCACGACGTCACCACGTTCTCGGGCCTGGTGGCCCAGGTGCCACGCATGCGGAAGCTGGGGACGCCCCACAGAGCGAAGCTGTCGCCGCTCGGCCGTGCGACGGTGTCGCAGGCGAACAGGTTGATGGTCGGGCAGGCCATGTCCCACAGGTTGCGGGTGCGGCCGGTGAGCGTGCCGAAGACGAACCAGGGCTGCTCGCTCGTGCCCAGGTTGACGACGAACGTGCCGGCCGGGGCATCGAGCCCGTTGGCCTCGGCCTGCTCGGTCGAGAGGACGGTGCCGGAGCGGCTGCTGTTGTCACTGGAGACAACCAGCTTGCCGGCCTTGACGGTGGAGGTGGTGGGAGTCATGGAGGTCACCATACCGCCGTATCACACACCCCACAACGTGAGGTGTGTGATACGAGGGAAGTTTCTCAGCGGGCCAGCGACCCGTCCAGCCGGCGAGCGATGTTGGCCCGCAGGGCGGTCAGGTACTCGCTGTCCAGGGCCAGGTGGACCGCACGCTCGATGCGCTCGGCCCGCTTCTCGTCATCGGTCGTGAGGTTGCAGTCACGAGTGGCGGCGAGCGTCGAGGCGCAGCGGTTCTTCTGGGCGCTGTTCTCGGCGTCCACCAGGGCCAGCAGGCGCTCGGCCTGGTCACGGGTGACGGTGAGGTTCAGGGTGTCGGTGTGAGTCATGCAGTGACCATACCGGCGTATCACACAGCTTCCACCTGCAGGTGTGTGATACGTGCCTGTGACGACGGACGTCACACCGCCACCGCAGGTGGGTGTGGTCGGCGCCCCGCAGGGGTAGCAGGCCGGCGCCTCGGGTGCACTGACGACGGGCAGCGTGACCTCGTGGGCAGCGCCATCGGGGTGGGGAGCGGCGGGCTTCCCCCACCCCGATGGCTGCGTGCGTGCTCTCCTTGCCTGCCAGTCTCCGGGCGGAACGGGTGGCAGGACGGGGGCCACCGTCGTGGCCGATCGAGCAGCGCTCGTGGTACCAGGCTACGGGCGCTCAGGGCCTGTGGACAAGTGTGAGCTTGGTGTGAGTGCTACTTGAAAGTTTCCTTTAATGGGAACAAGCGTTCGACTGGGCATACCCTGGTATGAGGCTTAAGCGCTTGCCGCTTAATCAGCGTAATCCAGCGCTTTAATCCTTAGAGCCCAGGTCAGAGCATGTTTTCTAAGGACGTACCCCCCTTTAGGAAGCCCAAGTACGTGCCTTGGATTAGGGACTTGTTCCAAGGACTTTGTTCCAAGGCTGTTCCAAGCAGCAAGGGCCGGCTGCCCCCACGCAGCCGGCCCCTGTTCCAACGGATCCCTCCCGTACCGTGGTGCGATGACGTTCCAACCTGATCTCCCGGACCAGCCCGAGCCGCCATCGTTCGGCTCCACCTGCACCTGTGGTGACTGGCAGGCCGATGGTGTAACTCACCGCATCGGTGAGCCGTGCACCGTAGACGAGACAGGTGACGAGTACCTAGCGCCGCCACAAGTGGAAGAGCGTGCGGGCTCCGAGGCCGGCGACGACACCGACAGCGATGTTCTCGCTCCATCGCTTGACGACGACACTGCGGGGCTCCGGTGGGCTGACGACACGCCGAACGGTACGCAGCCGTAGCGCCCGCTCAGCGGCCTCTCTGCGGCCCCTGTTGACGTCCTCGGTGCTCATCGGTGGTCCTCGCAGAGGATGCCGCCAACGGCGCCACAGATGACACACACCTGCTTGCCGGCGAAGGACTCACCGCCCACGATGGTGCGGCCGGGCTCCAGCGGACCGGTGCGGTGCTGCTGTTGCAGGTCCTCGGGATCGGTGGACTGGATCACGCCCTTGGCGATCAGCCGGTTCACCAGGTCAGCCGCCAGGCGCTCGGTGTCACCGGGAATCGTCCACTCGCTGAGCACGCTGCGGATCTCGGTCACGGCTGCCTCGTACTTGTTGCCGGTCATGATGCGACCTTGGCGAGGATGCTGTCGATGGTGGGAAGATCAGCCTCGTTGGGGCTGAGACGGTACGCACGCACGAGGCGCCGCACCAGTTCCCGCTCTTGTTCGGTGAGCGTGATCATCCGTACACCACGTCTTCGAACAGTCCCAACTGGACGATCATGTCGGCGTCGCTGGCATCGAAGTCCCAGTCCGTCTCCGGACCCACGACCAGCGGCGGCTTCTCACCGCTCGACCAGTCGAGACGATCACGCCACGTCGTGGTGGCGAGGCGGTAGCCCTTGGCGAGGACCTTGCGGTCGATGCGGTAGTCGGTGGCCTCGTCGTCGGCATCGATGATGTCGGCGTAGAAGCCCTGGTGATCCTCCAGGCCCACGCCCAGGGTCAGATCGTCCTGCGACGTGGACCAGTGGTACGTGGTGCAGTGGCTCCAGTAGTTGATGCCGCCCTCCAGGGCGGTGGTGAACAGGTCCAACAGAAGCTGGTCCAGGGCGCTGACCTTGGTGGCGCTCATCGCTGCACCTGCACGAAGCTGTGGCGAGCGATGTAGTCAGCCCAGGCCGACTGGATCGAGGGCAGGAAGCTGAGCTTGCCGGCGTCCATCTGCTCAGCGGCGTGAGCATGGTTGAGTGCGAACTGGTCGGCGTCAACATCGGTGCCGATGCCGGCGTCCTGTTGACCCCAGGCGTACCAGAGCGCCTGAGTGAAGCGTGGGTGTTGAGCAGTCATGAGTACAAGATACAGGCTCTTGCCCCTGTATCACAACGTCTGTGTGTGATACAGGGGAAGAAATCTCAGGACCCTGTACGGGTGACGCCTGCTCGCTTCAACACCGCCGCCGGCACGCCCACCATGCGCCAGTCGGCGTAGGCGATACCGTGCTGCGTGCTGTACCAGGCGGCGTACTCCACGAAGGCATCCTCCAGCGCCTGGGGGTCGCTGGTGACGTTCTCGACCTCGGCCCGCTCCTGCTCCCGGCGAAGCTGACTGTGCAGCTTCACGAGGCTGAGCGGATCCGTCTCGTTGGCGATCGCCTTCTCCAACTCGGGGATGACCTCATCGGCTGAGCGAGGCTTGCGACCACGGGGCCGCTTGACCGCCACGGTGGCGAGGTAGTTGCGAATGGCAGGGCCTGCTCGCCGGCCCTTTGCCAGGGCCTCCAGGTGCTCCGCTGAGAGAGGACCCTGGGGTCGGCCTCGCTTGCCCTTGGCCTTCTCGGCCGTCCCATTGCTTGCCATTGTGTGCTCCATTGATGTCACGGTGTTGATGGTAGGTCAGGACTCTAGACCCAACTCAGGCGACCAGGTTCAACCTGTAGGTGATCTTGTGGCCGGTGTGCCAGGCACCGCAGACGCTGCACGCATAGGCGTTGGAGCCCTCGTGCTGTGCGACGAACGCCAGCGCCTCCGCCTTGGTCAGTCTCGCCTTGGGCTGGCCGTCAGCCTTGAAGTGATCACGAGGCCTGAACACGGCCGGCTTGGTGCACGGACGCACGTCTCCGATGCGGGGGCGGTTGATCCACTCCGATACCGCCCTATCGGTGGCCTCGTACAGCCATACCCAGATCTGCCTGCGGTGACGGGCGTGGGACGCAGCAACGCCGGTCCCACGCTTGCGGGGTGTGATGCGCCCGCTCACGACTCTTCCTCAGGCTGCTGCCCCGACATGGTGACCATGTAGCGCAGGATGTCCTGGACCCGTCCACCGACCTCCAGGCCGTCCTGGGCGATGGGCTCACGCCACGCCACGGTGCGCTGTTGCGGACCAGTGCGGCGATACGGGACCATCACGAACTCGGCCGTCTCAGCGGTCACGAGGCAGATCGACAGGGCCTCACTGACCCTGGTGTCGCCGGCTTCGAACGACTTGGACAAGGGCATGGGGATGTCCTCACCGGTCACCAGGGCGGCGTAGTAGCTGTCCGTGGTGAGCGAGGCCCATTCGATCTTGTCGTCCATGACGGACGTGACAACGGAGGGCAGATCGTCCATGTCGATCGCCAGCCCGTAGAGGATGACCGGCCCGTTGGCGTAGCCCACGAGCAGCTTGGGGAGGAAGTCGTCCTTGTCCCGGACCACCTGCTCCAGGCTCGTCCGCCCGATGCTGACGAGCCCGTCCATGCTGAACTGATCGCTCATGACTTCGCCGCCTTCGTGGCGTCGATGGAGGCCAGCAACTGGGCCATGATGTCCACGTTGGGCGACGCCACCGGGGCCGGCACGGGAGCGCTCACGCCCACAGCCTTGTCGTTGACGAATGCCTGGACCACGGGAGCCGTGGTGTCCATGAGGACCGGCGCATCGATGCCCACGGCATCGATCAGGGCGTCGGCCATGGCCTGCTCCTGCTCACTGTGAGCGACGACCGGCAGCGGCCGAGCGCCACGCACCTGGTCGGCTGTCGCCACGAGGTACAGGTTGCCCTCGTGGTCGAGCAGGGCGTAACGGGCCGGGCCACGCAGCGCCACCTGGACCAGGGCCAGGACCTTGCGGGCCTTCATGGCCGACAGCAGCAGGCTGAACGCCTTGTCCGCCGCCGGGTTGGACTTGCCCTTCTCCGTCTTCGGACGGACCTGCTTGACGTCCTGCACGAGGTACGTGGTGAACTTGCTGGCCCGCACGAAGCTGACGATCTCAGCCAGGCCACGGGGGCTCGTGCAGGCGGCGATCTCGTCGTCAGTCAGTGCCACCCAGGCACCGCTGTCGGCCTGCGCCATGCGGACCACGTCGTCGTTGCTGACGACCTCGTTGGTGTCCTTGCGGATGGCCGTGCGGCCGACCTGGACGTTGGGGTCGCCCTGGAAGAACTCGGAGCGCTTGACCCGTGTCTCTTCGACGCCGGTGTACACGCTGAGGGGGATGGTCACGAGGCCCCACGAGAGCGTGACGCTGGTCGTGGCCCGTGAGGGGGAAGGTGCGAGTGCGGTTGCCATGACGGCGCTCCATTCGGTAAGTGGTGTGTGATACAGGGTAGCAGCCTGTGTTACTAGCAACAACGTGGGGAGGGGATTTCTCCCCTCCCCTGTGTGTCACGGGTTCATCGTCGCCTGACGCTGCTCTTCCTGCAGGGCCACGAGGATGGAACCGTCCTCGATGATCGACTCGACCACGCCCCGCTCGCCGGGCTGGAACATCCCGATCAGGATCTCCATGCCCATGGCGATGCCGAAGGCGGCGATGTCTTCCTCGACCCGCTGCAGGGCCGTGGTACCGATGGGCGTCTTCAACTGGTTGCCGGCACGGGCCAGGCGCAGCTTGGAGCCGAGCAGGCGCACGGCCTGGCTGTCGATCAGCTTGACCTCCACGGCGTCGTCGTAGCCCCACGGGATGTGGCGGAAGCGGTTGATGAACGCCTCGTTCATCTGGCCCGAGCCCCGGTAGTTGCCGTCGTTGTAGGTGCCGATGATCCACAGGTCCGGCGAGGCGACGACCGTCTCGGGCATGAACTGCCCGTTGCGGAACACCGGCTTGTTGCGGTTGATGAACATGTGACGGTGGTCAGCCAGCGGGTGCAGGCTGGACGTCACACGCTCGGCCATCATGTTGACCTCGTCCAGGTAGAGGATGCCTCCGACCTGAGCGGCCAGGTCCACGATGCCCGGCAGCCAGACCAGCGACTCGATGCCCGTCGCCGGGTCGGTGTAGCTGGTGGTCTGACCGAACAGGTCGTAGTCGGTGACGCCGCTGGAGCCCGACAGGGTGAAGATCGGCATCGGCTTGGGCAGGCCCATCTGATCGGCCCAGGCGACAGCCAGGACCTCGACCAGGAACGTCTTGCCGGCCTGGGTGTCACCCTTCAACATCACGTTGGCGGGGCGGTCCTCGTTCTTGGCCCGGTAGGCGTCGGTGGTGAACGTGAGCAGGAACTCCACGTCCGTCATGCCGTTCGCCATCGTCCGCTTCAAGTAGCGGCGCACCTTGGCCCGGCTGGGGCGCAGGTGGTCGAGGCGAGGATCCATCGGATCGGTGATCGGGTTGGCCGGGGCCGCAGCCGTCACCTGGACGACCGGGGTGGCCTCACCGTTGGTGACGGGCGTCGTGAACACCGGCGCCGCCGGCAGCGGCTCTTCGGCCACGGGACCCTCCAGGAGTCGGGGCAGGATGTAGATGACCTCTCCGTTGGGACCGGAGACGGTGACCTTGCGCTGGCGACCCTCGGGGTCACCGTCGGGGAACGGCTTGTTCGTCACGATGGTGACGACCTCGTCTTCGAGCAGGCCACCGGTGATCCGGTACTTGAAGCCTGGGATGAGAGCAGCGGCGAGAGCCATGATGCTGAGTCCTTCGTGTGATGCAGTCGGAAAGTGTGGCGCCGCTTGTGGGGCGACGAGGAAACCATATCGAGGTACCGGCTGTAACACAACACTCTCCCCCACAAACACCCATCATCCCTGGTAGATCGTGTGATACAACCTGAGCCAGTCGTTACAAGGGTTTGAGGGTCAGAAAGGGCCTCTGAGCAGGGGCTGGACTCGAGTGTGTGATACAGCCATTTCACGCAGGAGCCTCGTAACGGCCTCTGAGGCCCTGGGAGAGCCGAACCGGGGTATCGGGGCTCTGAGAGCCACACAGGGGCCTCTGAGGGCATCGTGGCTGGTGCGGTGTGTGATACGAAACAGGTGTAACACACAGGTTGCCAAGGTTCGGAGTCCTTGGTAGTGTCTCCCCCATGACTCAGACCCGGAAGCCTCGTCGCAAGGTCACCACTGACCTCGGCAAGAGCATCATGCAGCGTGAGCGGCAGAAGCTCATCAAGGAGCAGGCCGTGCTCGCTGAGCGCCTGGCCGAAGAGGCCCGTGTGTCTCGTCGCCACGCCCAGCAGCAGAACAAGGTCAACCCCGTGAAGGACGCCGACCGGGCGATCCAGCGCAGCATCGTCAAGCGTGTCGCTGGCGTGCTCGCCTCGGAGGGCCTGAACCCCTCCATCAACGTGTGCGTGCAGCCCGACAGCCTGCCGATCGATGCCTGGACGGACTTCCGTCAGATCCACGTCGGCTACCACCTGCACGAGGATGTCAAGCTGACCGCCGCCGTGCTGCGTGGAGCCTTCTACCACGAGGCCGGCCACATCCGCTGGACGGTCCCCTTCCCCGACCTGCGCCAGATGGTGGAGGACGCCGTGGGCGAGATCGCCCGCACCGACATGGAGGGCGACCTCGACAAGCGGGAACTGCACCACGCCTGGAACTGCCTGGAAGACCAGCGCATGGAGACAGCCGTGTGCAGTGACAGCCCCCGCAAGGCCGGCTACTTCCTGCCCATGGTGCTGTCGGAACTGGCCCAGGACACCAACGCCCTGGCTGCCAACTGGCCGCTGCTCGTGTGGCGGCGCTACATGCCCGAGCGCATCGTGGCCGAGGGTCGGCGCATGTTCGTCACGCTGCACAACCAGCGAGGCCTGGAGGGCGCCAAGCTCGCCGCTGCGATCGAGCGCATCGTGGACAGCTACGTCCAGAGCGTCGATCCCGTCGTCGTCTTCCAAGCGGTG